CCGTCAGGCTTACCAAAAGGCGGGGGAAAGCGGAATGGGAGCAGGGCAACAGGGTATGTCCCAAGAAGTTGCAATTGCTGTGTCACGGGGCGAAGTAACAATCCCACCGCACATAGCTAAGATAATTGGCTACGACAGGCTAAGAAAAATAAATAATCGCGGCAAGAAAGAAGTTTCACGCCGCCAACAAGAACGACAACAAGCCGCAAAAGGTGGCTTTATTTCCAGAAGGAAATAGAAGAATCCGTCAGCTACCCGCAATGCGGCCCTGACACAACCGACGCGGCTACCCACAGCCATGTGGCCCCGCAAGTGAGGTAAATAAAATGGCAAAAGCAAGAGGCCACCGTGCCAACAAAGTAAACGACTCTTTCGGAACAATCAATAACGACGCTCTTTACAAAGGAAAGTACAGGGACGAAGTTTACAAAGAGGACGACGAAGAGACAAACGTGGAAGCCCAAGACGCTGACCCCGTAGAAGAAGCGGCTACTCAGCAAGAACAAACGGGAAGTAGTTTCGTAGAGGCCAAAAAAGAGCCTAGCGAAGACCACGACTACAAGAAACGGTATGACGACTTGAAACGTCACTACGATGCAAAGGTACTAGAATTTAAGGGCGAAATAGAAGAACTTAAATCTGCAGTTAATCAGCGCAACGTAGAACTACCACAGGGCGTACCAATGCCCAAGACAATGGAAGAACTGGCACAGTTTAAAGATCAGTACCCCGAAGTCTTTGAAGTGGTACAGACTGTTTCAACGATGCAGACTGAATCTCAACTTTCTCAATTACGAGAAGAACTGGGGACTATAAAACAAAGAGAACAGCAGTTGGAAAAGCAAAACGCTTATGAGCAGTTGCTTAACGCACACTCTGATTTCAATGAATTAAAGTCCGACGACAAGTTTCTTTCGTGGCTTGAGGAGCAGCCTACATCCATTTCGGATGGTATTTATAATAATAATACTGATGCGAAGTGGGCGGCACGGGTCATAGACCTCTACAAAGCTGATAGCAATATCGGCACAAAGAAACAGACCAGACCTAAAAAGAGCGAGGATGCAGCAGCCGCTGTTACTCGTCCAAATGCCAAAGAAGTCTCCACAAAAGACAACAATGGTAAAATCTGGAAAGCTTCACAAATCGCCAAGATGAAACCGTGGGAGTTCGAGAAACTAGAAAGTGAACTTGACCTAGCACGGAAAGAAGGGCGAATCGAACTAAACTCTTAAACCTCAAAAAAAGGAAGGACTGAAATATGGCTTTCGGTACTGCTGCAGGTTATGGAAACCTGCCTTCCGGTAATTTTGCACCGGAAATCTTTAGCCAAAAAGTTCTCAAGTTCTTTCGTCGCGCTTCGGTTGTTGAAGACATCACGAACACTGACTACGCTGGCGAAATTGAGAATTTTGGCGATACGGTACGTATCATAAAAGAACCTACCGTAACAGTTGCCTCGTATACTCGTGGCTCTGTAGTAAACCCACAAGACTTGGCTGACGATCAGATCACAATGACCGTCGATCAAGCTAATGCGTTTGCTTTCAAAATCGACGACATTGAAGAGCGTCACTCGCACGTAAACTTTGAGGCACTTGCTACCTCTTCAGGTGCATTTGCATTGAAGCGTAAGTACGACAAGACTGTTCTTCAGGCTATGTCTGACGGTGCTGGAATTGCAGCTTCTGCTGTATCCGGCACAACTCTGACCACTACTGCTGCTGCTGGTACTCTTGGTACTGCAAACGCACCTATCAACATTGAGACAGACGATAACGGCATCAACTTGATGCTTGCAATGGCCCGTCTCCTTGACGATGAGTCAGTGCCAGAAGAAAACCGCTGGTTTGTTGCACCTCCAATTTTCTACGAGAAGTGTTTCCAAGCCGGGAATAAAATTGCTGAAGTACAGGTTACTGGCGACGGTACCTCACCACTTCGCAATGGTCTTGCAACTGTTGGCACACTTGCTGGCTTCCGTTGCTACAAGTCAACTGCGCTTAACAGCACAGGCGGCACAGACCAAGTTACTTTGACAGATGCATCTGCAACCCTCGCAACTGATGGTTCAGAGAACGTTGTTCTTGCAGGGCATATGTCATCCACCTCTACTGCTTCGCACATTGCGAAAACAGAAGTGGTTCGTTCAACCGAATCGTTCTCCGACGTTATTCGTGGACTGCATGTTTTTGGGCAAAAAGTACTTCGCCAAGAAGCAATCGTTCGCGGCGTTGTAGACTTTGCGTAAGGGAGATAAATAGATGGCTACTTATGATTTGACTCCCAATGGGGGAACTGCAGGGCATCCTTCTAATGTTGCTCGACCTTACGTGATGACTTCAAAGGTTCACGACACTGCTGACGGTGGTACAGGAGGCGACGTTGTTCAGTTGATTGACGTTCCTGCTGATACTATGATTGTCTCTGGTGTTCTTGAAGTTCTTGAAGCACGGGGTAACGGACAGATTACTCTAGATGTGGGTTTTACTGGCGGTGATGTAGACTGTTTTGTTGACGGTTCTGCTTGCGCTGCAGGTTTCACTCCCTTCTTAGAAGCTGCAGTGGGTGCATCAGGGGCTAACGCTCGTGTGTTAACTTCTGCAGACACTATTGACGCTCTCATCCTTGATGGTGGCTCTAGTGGTGAATCTGCATTACGTTTCCGCATTCACGTTGTTCTTGCTGACATTTCCAAGAACCCTGTCGAAACTGCTACAGTTTCTACTGGTACATAATAATATTGGGGGCAGGGTAACTCTTGCCCCCTTTACAACCCGGCGAAAGTATGGTATAAGCAGTTAACATTGCCGGGAGATATAACATGTTATTACAACTTTTACAAGAAAATGAAGTACAGTACTGTTTAGATAATTGGGGAACCAAAGAGGACGGGGCGAAGACACAACCCAGAGACGATGGTGAAAAATTAAAACAGAATACAGAGTCGCCAGATATGACACCAGAAGTCAGGCAACTCATAACAACACGATTATACAATAATATATACGTTGATTCTGTAATATGCCCAAGTAAAGTATCTGTAAATTTTTATAATGAATATAAAGAAGACGGGTTTTACAACAAGCATATCGACTTGTTTCGTGCCTCACCTAAAAGTAGCAACGTATACTTTGACTACGGTTTCTCACTAGGACTTACAGATGACTACGAAGGTGGAGAGTTTGTACTAGAAAACGAGATTGGTGAAATAAGTTACACAGTAGGAAAAGGACAGTTACTTGTATTTCCTATAATCTACGCCCACGGTGTTAAACCTGTAACTAAGGGTACACGAAAAGCAATCATAGGTTGGATGTCAAGTAACGTAACCTACGAACAAAGCTACATTCTCAAAAACCTGTTTGAAATAAACAGTAAGTTTATAAAAGAAAAAGACGAGGCTATGGCCTTGAAATCTACTCTCGTACAAAACTATTTAAATAAACATTGGAGTAAATAAAATGACAAACAAAATGACTGCAGAACAAATGCTTTCCCGTATTTACAATATGACTCGTGGGATGGTTTCACCAAAAATCGTCAAAGCAGAAGCTGCTTCAAGAAAAAAGAATGTAGCAAGAGGTATGCAAGGCAAAAAAGCAGGTGGTAAGGTCAAGAAGAAGTAGCCCATGTTAAACCTACTCATTGGACCCATAGCAGACCTTGCTGGCACATGGATGTCTGGCAAAGTTGAAGAAAAGAAAGCCCAAGCAAAAACGCGGGTAGCTAAAGCCGAAGCTGAAGCTATTGTTATGCAGAAAAAAGCTACTGGCGAAATTGACTGGGACTTAAAAATGGCAGATGCTTCCGCTCATTCGTGGAAGGATGAATGGTTAACAATGTTGTTTTCAGTACCTTTGATTCTAGCGTTTTGCGGGGAGTGGGGCAGACAGATTGTAGACGAAGGATTTACTGCGTTGCAAGCTATGCCCCAGTACTACCAATACACACTGGGAGTTATTGTGAGTGCAAGTTTCGGAACACGGGCAGCGACGAAGTTCTTTGGTAAGAAATGACATATACAATGGAGAAAATACTGGCATGGCGAATCCTTCCAAGACTGATGATGTTAGCAATGACACTAATGAGCTATCAGGTAGTTCAGTGGTTCATGGCTCTGGGTGCAAGTGCAACGACCCAACAAACTGCATTTGTATCGACGGTTGTGGGTGCAATGACGGGGGCGTTTGCTGTATGGATGGGTCACGAAGCGAGTAGCACTGTAGATTCCAAATCCCACATTTCTAAAAGAAAGTAGAAAAATGAACGAAAGAGGTAGACCGGGATTAGCTAGGCTTGAAGGCGGCAAGAGTAAGAACGTAAGCGAACGTAATCTTCCTTTTAAAAATGTTCCAAAAGCTAAAACTACAGTTTCCCAAAAATCCGTGTCTGCTGAAGGTACTATTCCTTTAGGTAAATTTTCTGTTACTTTAGGGGGGGATTATAGCGAGGCTAACGTAACCCAGTCCCTTCCCGGAAATAAACTTGGTATTCCTGATAATGTACAAAAACACCTTCAAAAACAAGTATCGGCAGGGTTAGGTTATCAAATTAATCCCGATTTAAAAGTGAGCGGTTTTATTGATCGTAGTCGTATTAAGGGTGGTAAGGGTAAAAACAGACAGACTCTTCAAGCTTCAGGAAAACTTCTTGGTGGAAGATTTGTAGGTTCATTTTCCAACAGTGACGGAGAAAAGGTTGGTAACTTTAAGTTAGTTGTTCCTTTTGCTCATGGCGGTAAGATTAAACCTCGTGGTAGGAAAGCAGGATACTGATGAAATACAGAACAGAACTTTTCCTAGATAAACTAATTCAACATGAGGGCATGGTGCTTACGGTGTATGAAGATAGTCTGGGCATCGAAACTATTGGTATAGGTAGGAACCTTAAAGACAGAGGTATCACCAAAGAAGAACTAGACTACATGGACATCCCCAATATGGATGTAGTTTATGAACACGGTATTACCGAAGCCGACGCTCGTTACCTTGCTATGAACGACATTCGCATCGTAGAGAACGAACTGTGTCGGGTTCATCCATGTGTTGAAGACCTAGATAGTGTAAGACAGCTAATACTAATGGACATGGCATTCAATATGGGGGTTCCCCGATTGTGCAAGTTCAAGAATATGTGGGCTGCAATCTACGATGGTAGCTTTGAAATAGCATCAATGGAGATGTTGGATTCGAGGTGGGCAAAACAAGTAGGTTCGAGGGCCATTAAACTTTCGGACGCAATGAAAGCAGGGGAGTTCTAAAGTGGCAAGTATTGCAAAACAAATTAACCTTCAGGGAAGTGAAGATGAAAAGAAACAACAAGTTTCAACAGATTTACCAAAGGCATTTCCGTCAGATGCTCCACGACGTATGCACAGAAGCTACTATGAAAATAACATAGCTGGAATACGTGATCTGTACGAATCGCAAGGTATAGAATTACCCGCGTATTTTAATGATGCTGATTCTTATGTAGACTACCGTGTGTCTCAAAAAGCATATGGTGGTAGGGTACAACCTCGTGGTGCATATCGTAGTACGGAAACAAGATAATGAGATATTCACCCCCACGTTCCGCACAGGACTCAGAAGAAAAAAGCCGTAGACAAGAGGGCGAGGGCGGTTATCGTCGTAAAGATAAACCACAACCCCCGAAAGAAATGATTTACAGAAAACCCACTATTAGAATGTTTAAATACAAAAAAGACGGGTACGATTTTCACGACACTGGAAATGTTCCGCTTAGTCCTAAAGCTTTTCACAGACTTACTAAGGGTAAGTACAAAGGTACAGTAGGTACGTAATGCCACCACGTAATCATAAGGATTGGCTCAAGACTCCTAAAGTAGAACATATTAGTTCGCTGATATACTCTAGCCATGACATTTATGAACAGGAAATAGAGAATATCTTTTCCAAAGTCTGGGTACCCATGTGTCATTCTAGTGAGCTACCTAAGTTAGGTGATTTCAGGACAACACAGATAGCATTGCACAACGTAGTTGCTATACGGTTTGAAGATGGCAAAGTCAGAACGTTTCTTTCTGATAAGGTTCACCGCCCCTCTGGTAATGACCTATCGTTAACTTACCATTCAGGAATGTGGAAAGAACTACCATGTGAAGTCAAACACGGGGGTATGATCTGGACTACACTTGATCAAGACAATCCCTTGACTGTAGATCAGTGGACATCAGGAGCGTTTGACTGTATAGCAGATGCTATCGACGCTGAAGAAATGGAAGTCTTTCACTACCACAAAGCAATAATAGATACAAACTACAAGTTGTGGCACGATACCAACAGCGAGTTCTACCACGACTTTATGCACTACTTTAATCGTGTGTCAGGATTTAACGATGAATACTTTGCTAGAAAGAACATACCATTCGATAACGGACATGTTAATGTTAGCAGCTTCACCGTTAACTACGAAGAATACGATGGCTTTGAGGATAGAGGAGAGCTTAGTTTCCCTAACCTGCCACCCAATCAATGGTACATGGTTGACCTGTTCCCCGGATTTAATTTTAATCTTCGCGGTAGTGCTTATCGAAGCGATAGCGTTACACCTCTTGGGCCAAACAAGGTTCTTATTGAGTTTCGCGGGTATGGTCTTAAAAAGGATACCCCAAAAGAACGTGAGACTCGTATCAAGCATCACAACTCTATTTGGGGTCCATTCGGGCGTAACCTTCACGAAGATTTAATTGGAGTTGCTGGTCAGGGTACAACAATGCGAGAGGGAACTGAATCCCGTAATATATTACACGGGCGACACGAAAACAGTACTATCCACGATGAAGTTGGGATGCGTCATTATTATGCAGAGTGGTCTAAGTGGATGGGCCTAAATGAGAGTGGCTCTTGTCAGTTAGCAGCGTAGTAATGTTCTGTGTTCTTTCAGCTAATGCTGTAGAGGTAAAAGCAGTCGTGCATGACACTCATAAATGGCTATCCCAGTGCCACGTAGCTATAACTGAACACGGGTTTGATAATCCTAATGCCAGATGTTTCTGTGTTGATGCGGATAAAAAGAATGATTGATACAGAAAAACCTATAGCTGTAAATATCACTGAAAACAGTTTTGAACTGATACTGAGAATATTGGGCAACGAGTTCATAGCTATACGGATAGGTAGTACAAATTTTAGCGGTAAATTAATCGCGGGTAGCATTTTGTTACTTTTCTTTACTTTCATGTTGTTAGAGGTATTTGGGTTATCTAGGATACTAGGTATCGAATAATGGCTGCGAGGTTAAGCGAGAATACGGAAGTTGCATTACCACTACGTAACATAATAAGTATGGTAGCTGCTGCCAGTGTAGCGACATGGGCATACTTTGGTATCATAGAACGCTTGAATCAGATAGAAACAAACATCACCATGATGGAATCTGATTTAGCGCAGAATACAGAGTTTCGCATTAAATGGCCTCGTGGCGAGATGGGTAGCTTACCAGCGGATTCTGAGCAGTATATGCTTATTGAACATCTAGCAAATCAGTTTGAAGATTTATCTACACAGATAGACGAGGGCCGCGCACCCTACGACCAGCAGCAAAAACTAACTCTAGAATTTTATGAGAAACGAATTAGTGCATTAGAAGAGAACTTAGAGAAAATAAGAAATGGAAGTCATTAAAACCATAACTCTGATTTTGTACATGGGCGGTGATATATCTGAACACACAGCCTTTGAAAAGATATCAAAATGCCTAAAAGCTAAAAGAACAATAGAAAGGAATCTGTATAAAAAGAGCCGGACAATACGGTACTCCTGCGAGAATAAAACAGTAGAGGTATCCAAAAATGCAGACGGTACTAGTTATATAGTTCGTATAGTAGAATGAAAGAATGGATAATGGTAATTAGTATGTGGGGCAACGATGGTAGTATGAACCACTACATTGGACAGCTTGCACTACAAGAACCCATGACTGAAAGACAATGTGAATACATGCTAAAGGATGATAGGTGGGCAGCTAGTTACAAAAACGATCACTACTCCATGCAAGTACATTGTTATCCAAAAGAGTGCGCGGGAAAGAAAACGTGTGATTGAGTTTGTTCTTTTCGTGTATTTAAATTCACAACTAATAGATAAAACCCAAGTATTTGAAGATATGGACAGGTGCTTGTATTT